CGCGGTCTTCACATTCAACGTTATGCCGGTATTTCCAAGCGTCGGCGGTGCAGCACCAAGCGCGCAGACAGTATCGCTAGAATTCACAGTGGTGGGAACACCAACAGAAAACTTCTCATAATAAAGAATCGGGAGCAAAAAAATGAAACTACCAATCACAATTCAATATCAAAGCGGTGAAGAAGCTACATACATGGCTTCTCCACCGGATTGGGCTCGTTGGGAGCGTCAAAGTGGCAACACCATCAGCCAAGCGCAAGAGAAAATCGGAGTCTCTGATCTTCTCTTCTTGGCATATCACGCCATGAAACGCGAAGCAGCCGGCAAGCCGGTCAAGCCGTTCGAAGTCTGGAGCGAAGGCGTTGCAGACATTCAAGTCGGTGACTCCAGCCCAAAAGCTACAGCGTCGGAAGTGTGAATCGAATGCTCTGGGAGCTGGCCATAGAAACAGGCCAGCCTCGGAGCGAATTCGAAACAGCTGAAGACGTATATACAGCAATCGAGATTCTGGAGAAAAGAAATGGCAAGAGCTGACGGTCAAGGCCGTGTGACGATTGAAGTTGAGCCATATCAACTCAAGCAACTCTTTCAGCTTCTTGCCGCTCTTCCAAAAGATTCACAAAATGAAATCAGAGATCAAGCGCAGATGATGTCCAAGCGTCTGGCTGGTCAGCTTCTCATGTCTTCTCATGGTGCTCCAGCTCCACAGACTCGTCTTGTCGCGCAGACAATTGCAACGCCACGCGATCGTCTCATTCGTGTCGATGTCGGCGGATCAAAGAAGGTCGGTCGCAAATACGGCGGCGAGACTTCCAAAAATGGCAAAAGCAAAGTCAGACAGAATCAAGCTCCAGCCGGTGCGCTTCTGTGGGGCACAGAATTCGGCGGACATGGCGGAGAAGATTCCATCGGTCGCAAATACACCAACCGATTCAAAGCTGCTCCGAAGAAGAGCGGCTACTGGATCAATCCGGCCGTCGATTATTACACGCCAATAGTTGCGAAAGAATACATCCAGCTTATTCAAGACGTTGTGAAGAGAGTGGGGCTCGCATAATGGCCGGAATTCCAAAAGTCAAAATTACGTTCGATGCGGATCTCGATGAATTAAAAAAGGGCGTTAAAAGCGCAACCGGTGAAGTCCAGAGCTTCGGCGATCGTGTTGGAGAATTCGGAAAGAAAGCAGCTCTCGCATTCGCAGTTGCCGGAGCAGCCGTCACTGCATTCGCCGTCTCAGCTGTAAAAGCTGCCGCACAGGATCAAGCTGCACAACAAAAGCTTGAAGAAACAATCAAAGCGACAACAGATGCAACGGCTCAACAAATTGCCGGAATCGATCGCTATGTGACACAGACTTCCATCGCCGCGGCCGTTACCGATGACGAAATTCGTCCGGCTCTGGCGAGACTTGCGAGAAGTACGGGAGACGTCAAAGAATCACAGGATCTTCTAGCTCTTGCACTTGACCTAAGTGCCGCCAGCGGTAAGTCGCTCGAGGTAACTTCCAACGCCTTGGCCAAGGCCAACGAGGGATCTAATACAGCTTTGAAGAAGCTTGGACTCGGACTGGATGAAAACTATCTGAAGACTGCTTCGAATGACGAAATCGTCAAGCAGCTGACAGAGACTTATGGAAACTTTTCAGAGAATCAAGCTGCCACAGCTGAAGCGCGATTCAAGTCAATGTCAATCGCCATCGAAGAATCAAAAGAAGCCATTGGAGCAGCTCTTCTTCCGGTGGCTGAAAAGCTTGCGACGTTCGTGCTTGAGACTCTCGTGCCAGCTCTAGACGCCTTCATAGGTGGTCTAACTGGAGATGAAGGACTCAAGTCTTCTCTTACAGCTTCACAGAAACAGATATTCAACTGGGGCGAAAACGTAAAAGGTCTCATTAAAGTAGTCATCAGCTTAAAAGATGAACTGCTCATCGCTGGCGGAGTCATCGCTGGTCTCTTCGTAGTATCAAAGATTTCAGCTGGAATCACTGCAACAATCGCAGCGATTAAAGGTCTCATCGCCGTGTACAACGCTCTCAAAGCTTCTGCAATCGTGGCCGGCGTGGCTTCTGCGTTCGCGCTCAATCCGCTTCTTGGCGTTGCAGCTGTGGCGATTGGTGCTGCCGTACTAGCTGGAGCAAATGCTCTGGCTGGTAACGGAGAAGGTGGTGGTGGAGTCAGTGGCGGCTCAAATCCAATTCAGTCTGGCACATACTTAAACAGCGGCGGCGGTACAGCTGGAAACGGCGGTACAGGCGGAGCAGGTGGCTTAGGCGGTTCGGGCGGTGGCGGTGGTGGTGGTGGATCCGGTACATCTCGCGCCAACATGACAGCTCTTGAAAAGCTCATGGACGATCAAGCCAGACTCAATGATTTACTAAATCAGCTTCAAGGCACTGGCGATTATTCAGCCGACGCAATAGCGCGCCGAAATGCTTTGCAAAACTTTCGACAAAATGAATCCATGAATGTGACCATCAATATGGGCGTGGTAGGCGATCCAGAGGGCGCAGCTAGAGCAGTCGAGCAGATATTCCAAGACTCGCTCGCTCGCGGCGGTATCAGCTCCACAGTGGGCGCGTACGACCGATGAGCGACTGGTCTCCGGTCTGGTCGGTAACAATTGCCGGAATCGATTACACAGACATAACTCTGGCGAATCTTTCAATCACATCCGGCAGAAAAGACTTCTACGTCCAGCCAGCTGCCGGCTACTGCTCCGTTGAAATCATCAATCTCGACGAAGAGCTAACAATTGCCGCGGATCTTAATGACCAACTAACAATTGAAGTCAAAGACTCCACTGGCACATTCGTGCCTATTTTCGGCGGATATGTCACAGATATATCTCAGACAGTACGCAGCGCAGGATCGATCATGATTACACAGTCAATCAAAATCACAGCGATGGGAGCACTCGCTAAACTTGCAAAGATTTTGACTGATGGTGTGCTGTCAAAGGCTTATGACGGCGACCAGATATACACAATCCTTGAGCCAATCCTTATCGGATCATGGAGTGAAGTGCCGCCAGCTTTAACGTGGGCGACTTATAATCCGACGACAGAATGGCTCGATGCGGAGAACACTGGACTTGGCGAGATAGATCGACCAGGAGACTATGAGCTTGCAGCTCGATCATCTAACCGCGCAACAGCTCTTAATATCGTCTCCGGTCTTGCGACATCTGGACTCGGTTATCTGTACGAAGATGGCCAAGGTCGAATCTGCTATGCAGACGCATCACATAGAAGTCAATATCTTGCAGCTAATGGATACACAGATCTGTCAGCTAATGACGCACTTGCCAATGGCATATCAGTGGCGCGACGCACTGGCGATCTTCGCAACTCCGTCACCGTCAAATACGGCGCGACATCATCTTCGGAGCAATCGGCCACAGAAGCCGCGTCAATTGCAATCTATGGGCAGCAGGGATATATCGTCACAACCACTCTGCACAACTCAGCTGATGCAACGACGCAAGCGAACTTCTATCTTGCGCTCCGTGCCTATCCATCAGACATCTTTAAATCCATCAATTATGAGCTGACGAATCCAGAGATCGACGATGCTGATCGTGATGATTTACTCGGCATCTTCATGGGCTTGCCGGTCAATATCGTGGACTTGCCGGCGAACATGATTGGCGGCACATTCCAAGGATTCGTCGAGGGCTGGACATTCTCGGCTTCATACAATCGACTCTCACTGACTGCCAATTTATCGCCGGTGGCCTACAGCTTGCAATTTATGAAATGGCAGGATGTCTCAATCTCGGAGACATGGAACACAATATCACCGACTTTAGACTGGGAAAATGCGACAATAGTCGCCTAAGCAAAGGAGAAAAATGGCAACGACTACCAACTACGGCTGGACGACACCGGATAATACGGATCTGGTCAAGGACGGCGCAGCTGCGATTCGTACTCTTGGATCATCAATCGACACGACCCTTAAAACTCAAATCGATGCACAGATTCCAGACTCATTACTTACAACAAAGGGCGATTTAATTGTTGCAACTGGAGCATCCACTCCAGCGCGTTTAGCAAGTTCGGCGACAAATGACCATGCTTTACTTGTTGATACATCAACGGCGACAGGTCTTAAGTGGGCGGCAGTTCCCTCGGCTGCAACATCTTACACGCTCTTAAACGCAGGTGGTACAGCCCTCACAGGTGCCGCGACGATTACAGTTTCAGGGATAAGCAATCAAGATAAACTTTTAATCATAATCGAAGGCGGTAGTTCCAGCAATGCGACTGCAAATTACAGTATAAGATTAAATGGCGATAGTGCTTCAAATTATTATGCTTACGGTTTTAGAATTGATCGCATTTCATCAAATCCTAATTTTGATCCTATAACAGGTGCCGCGACGGAATTTGTTGTTGGAGTTCAAGGCGCAGCAGCGAATGTTTTAGGTTGCGGCGTTAGTGTTTTTGGCGGTAAAAGTTCTGGAATGAAAATGGTAGACATTAAAGGAGCGCCAAGTGCGTCAACTGGAAGTTTTGCCTATAACACCACAGGTTATTACAATTCAAGTTCTACCATTTCAAGCGTTTCTGCAATAGTAAGTGCGGGAAACTGGGATGCTGGAACACTCTATGTTTATGGAAGTGCAAACTAATGAAAAAAACAGAGAAAATCTACGACATTACAACAGGCGAAGAAACTATTGTGGAACGCGATGAAACTGCCGCTGAAACAAAAGAACGCTTAGATCAAGCGAAGGCAGCTTTAGATTTTGCGGCAGCGGAAACACAAAAAGCCGCGGATCGTTCAGCTCTTCTTACACAGCTTGGCATTACAGAACAGCAAGCGCAACTTCTAATCGGATGACGTATCCAACTGGCACAGCTGCTCGACTTATCGAAGTGGCACTTGCAGAAGTCGGCACTATTGAAGAAGGCGACAATCTGACCAAGTACGGAAAATTCATGAAGGCCGACGGCTTGCCATGGTGCGGATCATTCGTCAATTGGTGCGCGGATCAAGCTGGAGTCAAAATTCCATCTATGGTCTCAACAGCTGCCGGAGCTAATAAATTAAAAGATATTGGCCGATGGATTACAGACAAGCCGCAAGTCGGAGACTTATGCTTCATGGACTTTCCGCACGATGGCATCGACCGAATCTCTCACATCGGCATCGTCGTCAAAGCTGGAGTCACTTCTGTGATCTGCGTTGAAGGCAACACATCCGGCACCGGAGATCAACGTAATGGCGGAATGGTCATGATCAAGCGTCGCAACATCGGCAAAGAAATCGTCGGCTTCGGTCGTCCAAAGCTTGTCGCCTACTCGGGAGAATTGCCAGCTGTGGAGATTCCAGATGAAACTCCCAAGAAAGGTAACAAAAAGAAATGAAACAAATCCAAGCAATCGCAGCATCGTGGCTTCGCTCATTCTTAGCCGCATCACTAGCGGTCTATATGGCCGGAGTAACAGATCCGAAGACTATTGGCATGGCTGGCCTTGCGGCCGTCTTGCCGGTGATTCTTCGATTCTTAAATCCATCAGACGCATCGTTCGGAATCACCAAGGGAAAGTGATCCGAAAATCACTGGCGGCAGCGATTGGAATGGGGCTAGTCCTGTCGCTGTCGTCGTGCGCTTACCAAGGATGGACGAGATATGACTGCCAACTCTTCGAAAACTGGGATGCTCCAGAATGCAATCCGCCACAGTGCAAGGCGTCAGGTACGTGCACAGAAGACATCTTCGGATACGATCCACGTGAAGCCGCACCGTTACAGTAACGAGCAGCTAAAAGCTCGGCTCATCGTATTCATTGGAGTCGTGCTAGCTGCGACATTCTGCTTCTCAGTCGCCGGAATGCTATACGCGCTGATCTTCGTGACTCAGCCACTAGGCGATCAAGCACCGAATGACAGAGCTTTCATCGAGCTTCTTTCAACGCTCACCATCTTCTTGACTGGAGCTCTGGGCTCAGTCTTGGCATCAAATGGACTCAAAGACAAGCCAAAATCGTCGGAAGACACGCCGAAAGTCGAGCGCGATTCTTGACCAATC